CTCATTCTTGATCGGTCCAGACGTCGTTCTTTTCTCTCACACAAGGTACCCCGTGCCGCATTCTTCGTTCGTTATGCCAATTCCACCAACGAAGACGCCCGCGACTACTGTAAGAAAGAGGGCGACTTTGAGGAGTTCGGGACCTTCCCCGTCTCCCAGCAAGGCAAGCGCAACGACCTCGCCCAGTTTCTCGATTGGGGGGATGAGTTCATTGCCAACCATGGAAGAGCTCCTCGCGACCGCGAAATCGCCCTCGCCCATCCAGGACATTGGTTACGATACCAACGCGCCGCAGACTTGTTTCGCTTGCGGGCGCCCGCTCCCCAGCTCCAGCTCGGGGAGCCAAACGAGTGGCAGTCGGAGCTTGAGCTCCGACTCCTCGACCCAGGAGATGATCGAACCATCGATTTCGTGGTAGATCCTGAAGGTGGTAAGGGAAAGAGTTGGTTTTGTCGTTATATGGCTACGAAGTACCCGGAAGAAGTCCAGATCCTCGGTGTCACTAAGAAAGAAGACCTCGCTTTTATGATTGATGAATCTAAGTCCATTTTCCTGTTCAATGTCTCTCGCAACCAGATGGAGTATCTCTCGTATCCTCTCATGGAAGCCATGAAGGACAAACTTGTCATTGTTGGCAAGTATGCGAGTCGTTTGAAGACTTGGGATACTAACATTCACGTGGTGGTTCTCGGTAATGAACCACCCGATTACACCAAGCTCACTCCTGATCGTTACAACACTATTAACCTTATCTAAGATATGATCGCAGCGCGAAGCGCAAGCACACCCAATAACCTTTAGGCAAGTTAGGGTCGGCCGCGTTAGGTTTCTCTCCCGCCCCCGGCGGGCCTTAGGGTATGCCTTTGTGCCAACCCCGTTTAATACAAAAGTACCAACACAATCCCCGCTAGGTGAGAGGTTTGGGTAAAAGGTTTTTTTTTTATCTTTAATGCATATTCGTATAGAATGTCACGCAACGGTACTGGATGAACATCGAGTCCGCTACCGTTGCCGTTCCACCTTGACTGGTGCTTGAAACCATGAAGTTATCTGTCCAAAACACAAAGTAAACCGGAGTCTTGCAATCAATGCCAGACACGGCACTCTCAAATGTAATCTGCCGATTCAATTTCGTATAAAACGAATAGACCTTATGGTCATTTCCTTCGTTCGAAACTGTTCCTGCAACTTTAATACGCTTGTGCGCAAGCACAGCGTAGGTGTCCGTGTTGATCGGGCTCGTAATCTGTTCCACAGCGTTACGAAGCCCTCCAAACTGATGACCTTCTTCATTGGTGTAAGCCCGGAAGAAGTTTGCCGTGTCAATGCTTGACTCGTCTCTCGGAGCAAGCACACACAAATGAACAATTTGTGTATCAACCTTACGGTTCAATAGAGTTACATCAACCCTAAACCCTTTAACAAAGACGTGATTCCGTTCTCGCTGGTCAGCGAGTGATCCATGAGGGATCAAGGTCAAAGACCTAGAATCTAGATCCTTAGTTCCGAAACTAATAGATGCCGCCGATTGGAAAGTCCTAGATAAGCACTTTGACTTAGCTTTTGGGTCACCAATCTCGCGCCTCTGCATGCCAATGAAAGACGCCCGGCGTCCGCGCCGCTTTTTGTAATAGCTGCGCCGCTTTGTTCGACGACGCGCCGGCATCGTTCTACGACGTTTGTACCCTGTTTTAACGTACGGCATTTTTTTTTATGAGAACTCTAAAAAGTGGACTATTAATATTACTAGTCCACTTCCGACACACAACACATAAAATTGTTGAGATGCCGGAATCACGCTTTTGGTGCTTTACGCTCAATAATCCGACTGAGTCGGATGAGCAGGAGGTTACAGACTTGCTCGACAACCGAGCTTGGACCGCCTACGGTATTTTCGGTAAAGAGATCAGTCCTTCTGGTACACCTCACTTCCAAGGATTTCTCATTCTTGATCGGTCCAGACGTCGTTCTTTTCTCTCACACAAGGTACCCCGTGCCGCATTCTTCGTTCGTTATGCCAATTCCACCAACGAAGACGCC